CGGATACTTTTGCTTTGTATTCTTTTAATTTTGTTGTTGTTTCTTTAATGTATTGCTCTGCTGTATCAAATGCTTCTCCGCACTTCTCTTTAAAGCTCTGTGTGCCTTCGGCGGTTTCGGGAGATGTTACCGCGACATCTTCCTCAAATTCATCCTGAACTTGCTCAGAACCTGTTTCACGCTGTTCGTATACTGCGCTTTCATTCAGAACTTTACTAACAGATAAAATCTCGCGTATAAATGTACATGATACCTCAGCGCGTCCTAGTGTTGATATATTCTCAGATATGCTGTATGCACCGTCTAGCTGGACATTTATTGACCCATAAAATGGATGGATGAACTCAGCAATACCTTGTGCCTCAAGAGCAGAAATAAGCGAGTCTCTGCGGTCATTATATGAGTCTGCAACGTTGTCAGATGCCAAGTCACCTGATAAAATAAACGTAATCTCGAAACGTCTAGGCAATGCGCCCAAATCCTCTATGATTACAGCGTCAGAATTGGGGAATGTGTGAACAACAGTTTTGCGCCCACCGGTCCTCGTTGATTCGGTGAAACGAACTGGTATTCCCCTGTAGAAGCCGTCTTGTATATTTGCGTATGCCATATTTGTATTATGTCCCTACAACCGAAAAGCCCATATTCCCATTAGTGCCACTATATTTAGATTTTGTACTTGATACGGTACCCTTCGGCGCGTTAATATCTATCTGCCCATTAAACGTGCTCTGATTCTTTGATGTGTTAATCATTTCCATTTCACGACGCATGTTGGTGTTAATGTTCATATCGCCACCATCAACAGGTGATCCCTTAAGCCATTTGAATAAGCTGTATAACCCATATGATAATGCGGCAACAGCGGCCACAATAGCCAGTATAGGCCACGTTGCAGCCAATACAGTGCCAGCAAGTGTACTCATAGCAACAGCGGCACCATATATTACAGGTGCTGAACCAGCGAGTAAAGTCATGAATGCGCCAATTTTTGCGCTGATAACAGCCTTGGCGACAAGGCCAATTGCGAATGCAACAGCGGTGAAAGCACCAGCAACAATTACGCCCATTGTCTTGGCACGGCCCTCGGTTTCAAATAGAAATTGCAAAAATTTGAGGCCAGGGGTAAGAACCGCCTCTATAGCTGGCTTAAGAACATTATATCCTCTAATAAGCCCCTCTTGCAAAACAATAGCCAAATCCTTAATGGTGGCCGCTAGGGTATCTTCTCGCTGTGCTGCCATTTCAGTCGCCTTGTTTGCGTTGTCCAGCGCGGGCCTTAGTTGATCCCACAACCCAATATTTTCAGACAAAAAACCGGCGGCAATATAAGCCTCTTCACCAACAAGTTTGGTGGCGGCGGTAACGTCTTTCATTATTGGCGCAATATTTTTCATTGCCTGGCGTATGCCAACGACTGAAGGTTTGAATTTATTGTTATTTTGTTTTTCAAGCCTGGTAAGAATCATACGCATATTAGTACCAGCTCTTGCAGGTTCTTCAATCCCCTTTTTAAGGATTTCCATCACGGCGACAGTGTCTTTAAATGATACATTGGCATTAACAGCCGCAACGCCCATCCTGCTAATTGCATCGTTAAGCCACATGGCATTGGCAGAGCCAGCCTGTTCGGCAGCTGCTAATGTATTAACAATCATGCCTGTTTTTTCAGCTGACATGCCAAATTGATTCATCATCGTGGTAACGGCATATGCAGATTGTTCAAGATCCATTCCAGATGTTGAGGCCCTTTTAAGCAAAATAGCTGATTCTGAAACCGCCAATAATGCATCAGGCATTTTAAGTAATTCTTCGCGCTGAGAGCCGACAATGCCTAGAGCCCTGCCAATCTCAGATGCAAATGATCGCTGGCTTTTTGCTGATTTAAGGGCCTTATCTCGGAATGAATCAAGTTCATCTCCAGCCAGGCCGGTCAATGCGCCAAGATCCGCCATTGACTTCTCAAATTTCATCCCTGACGCCATCATTATTGCGCCAGTGGCGGCGGCTATAATCCCAATCCGTCTAGCACCTGTTTCCATAGGCCCAAGCAAATCACCACCACCCGCTTTTGCAGCAGCTGGCAACGAAGGGCCGATGCCAGGCAATTTTCTTGGAGATGTGAGCTTCTTATTTAGCTTCCCAATACTTGTTGCGGCTTTGTCTGCATTAGTTTTTATCTTTTTAAGGTGGCTCGTAGTTTTGATTAACTTAGCATTCGTTTTTCCAGCCGAGGTTGAAGCCTTTTTTAAGCTTGTTGATAGTGTATTGCCTAGTTTACGCGACTTCTTTAGTATAGCATCCGTGCGCTTTTCAAGCTTTTTCAAAACTGGCGTTATTTTATCAATTGCTTGATATGTAAATTCAACCGTGTTGGGCATTTCGTAGTTACCTAGTTTTCAGTTGTCGGTTTGTATCTTCGCTGTGTTTTTTGGCTACCTCATAGAGCATCTCAACATCTGTTAATGGCATGTCTAACACTTCAGATACAGTAACGCCGCCTTCATAGTATAATGCTATATTGGCGGCGGTTTTGAATGCATCCTCCCATTTTAAAGGGAGGAACTGATAAAATTTGCGACAAACTCACCTAACAGCTGTTTGCTCTGTTTGTATGGCATGTCGCCCAATAGCGTTTTGTTGACTTTGATTTCGCCATTGTATTTCGCTGTACCAGATAGGCACTCAACCATAGCGTCAACACATTTCCCAAAGTCAGAGCCTCCAAGCTCCATAACCTGAATAATGGTTTTTGCCTTTTCTGAATCGTCTTCAGATTTTGCTGAATCCTGCTGTGTTTGGTTGTTGTCCTTAGCCAGTTTTGACAGCTCGAAAAGAGCCTTGTTATATTCCTTATCGATTATCCCAAGGCTGAAGCATTGGCGGCTTGTTGGGGCCTTAAAGTCGATGCTTTCGACCGTGATCTCTTGGCCGCTTTGCAAAATTTCAAATGGCTGTTCAAACGAGTACATCATAATTTTTCATCCTTCCAACTAATTATTATTTAACCTGCCAATTAGACAAGCGGAGTGCCTTCAAAGTTCAGCTCCAGTGTGCCATCTGAGCCAATGCTTTTTTCGCTGTCGTTCAGACTAACGCCCTGCGCCATAACACGTTCAGTTCCGTTGTCGTCAAAGAATTTTACTGTAACAACGGCACGCTGTTCGATGCTACGAACGGTTTTAATGTTGTCCTTGGTCGGTGGCATTTCAAACTTAATCATGCCCTTTGCGTCTTCTCTGCTTTCGGAGGCGATTACATCACCATTATCGAGACCGGTGACAGTGCGGGTTGCAAACCCCTCCTTGTAAGTCAAGCTTCCTGCCTTGATACCAAGCTCAAATTCATCAACTCGAACTTGAACGGTTGAAACTGCGCGGTTGAGACTCATTATAGTTACTCCTTATGTGATTAGATTTCGGACGGGTTGAACTCAATGTTGAGAGGTGCGATAATGGACCGAACCTGCGTAACCAGTGGCAGAATGCTGGTAATGGTAATTTTGCCAGCCTGGATGTCAAATGTTACAGTGAGGTTATCCTTATAAAGGTCAGACCAGTTGACGCCCAATTCGTCAATATATCCGCCCTGCAACAGACAGTATGTATTGCCGGTCAGGGTCGTGTAATATTTGGTCATATCTGCACGTACACCGCCAACAGTGGCGAACGACCGGCCAGAAACGCCTGTGCCGGAAGTCAATCGTTTCTGTACATAATCAATTTTCAGACTATTCCAAATGTATTCACGGGCGGCAGATGCGGTGTCAACGTAGTTGATATACTTGTATGTAGTGTCATTCTGCCCCACAGCGTTAGTTTTGTAGGTAGTTACAACCTCGCCAACCAGAACCGTGTTATTGGCATCATTGTTGCCCATTACAGCAACGCGAGCGGCCTTCATGTCGGATACTTCAGCTTCGGTGAAACCTTCACCTGTGCCCATTACTGGGAATTGGGTTGGCGTGTTGAAGTATGGCAGACTGTTATGTGCAGGACCGCCAATGCTTTCGAGTGGTTCGGTCGTTACAACAATATCTGCAACGTTGGCGTCTGTTTCGAGCAACCTAGCACGCAAGCCAGCAAACTGTGAGGCACGAGCTTCAGGCATTGCGAAAATTGCGGAGCCTTTTTTGCTGTCAGTTGCAACTGGCTTGTCACCAAAGATAACGAGGTTTTCGCTGTTGTAGAGATTGCCAGCCGTTACCAGATTTGCCTTGGTGTCGGTCATGGCGGTGAATACTCGACCATCTTTGACGTTGTTAGTAATATTGAAACGATTGTCCTGCAATGTTACCCAGTCGGACAGGTCGAACGTGTCAGGAATAACAACATCTGTGCGGTAGGTTACAAGCCCCTGAGCCGTGCTGGTATCAATAGTACCAGTCCCGCCAGCCATTGCGGTGATTGTGTAGCTCAAACCAGTTGCGGAGCCTTCAACCATGATTGGAATATCGTTACCAATGGCACCATCCCAGTTAGCAGTCAGGGCAATGCTGGATGTGTAGGCGGCTGTGACCTGTACGTTGGCAATTGCGTTGATAGCAGTTTCCAAGGCGGTCATCACGTCGGCGGCGGTATCGCCAATGGCAACCGTAACGGTAGCGTCGTTGTCGTATTCGCCAATGCGGACGGTGAAAGAGCCTGCGGCGGTTGCTGTGCCGGTGAAAACCAAATCGCCAGCAGAAGCAGATCCAGAGGAAACAGGTACACTGATTGCGTTAATCTGGCTGATTTCGTTAACAACACGGAAATTGCGGATCATGGTTGCAATGTGAGAATCAGCCCCGAACAGGGTGTTTTCCTGCAATACATCCAAATCCTCATACAGCACATTGTCGGTTGCAGTACCGGAGTTCTGTACGCCGATAAAGGTCGTAATCTTGTTGTCGATTGAGGCTTTCGGAGCCTTCGGGATTAGATTAGTTGTCACGCTAGGTAATGATACACGTTGGGCCATGGGTTAATCTCCTTATGTTATGGCTTTGCTTTACTTTACTTTGTTTTCTTCTTTTTTTCAAAATCCAGTTTTTCGACATACTTAGCGCAGTCTTTAAGGTTTATAGGTTCACGTTTCCCGTTCCAAAATGCCTGATTTCCAAATTTGTCGACAGCCACGTAATAAAGTTTTGCTCTTAATGTTCGCATTGGCCTAAATATTCGTGAGCCTTTATTGACGATAGCAATCATGTTTTCGTAGAAAACCGTGTCAGCGTCTCGTTTGTCATCATCTGTTTTGCCGTGGTGATACATCCAATCATGTATATTGGCCGCTTCGGTGATCCTCAATCCCCATAGTGTATCAGGAACAAGCCAGCCTGATCCCTTGGCTCCAGCGCCATTGCACACCGCCTCTTTTTCCATATCTGAGGCTAAAGCGTATGATACAGGGAACAATAGGCTAACCCATTTGTGTCTACCAAGCAACGCCAGTTTTAGATGTAGTTTTTTGCGTGTCATATCGTAAACCATATCATGCTATCCTTATGTTGGCTCTTCTTGTGTATAATCAATAATATCCGTGGCAATTGGATTATCAGTGTCAATTGTATCTGGGTGTGTGCCAATATAATCAACCTGGATGTACTCAAGAGCTGCTGATTGTGGCACGAACGTATCTTGCATGTTGAGGTCGAAAGACATCCCAAACGCGTATTGATGCACATAATATGCACCGTGATATGTATATGGATTATCGCCCTCGTAATGTATACCGCGCTTTTCTGTATTTAATTCCGTTGATGGATAGTAACCAACCAAGCATTTTATTAATGCATTTCTAACGTCGATTCGGCATATATCCAACAGTTCAGCCGGAGTCACTTTTTCTGATGAGTTTCCGAAAACTAATATGTTAAATTGTTCGTTTAGCTGTTGGTGTATCTCGATGCCTTTATCAACCCCATAAACGAAGTCTGTAGCAACGTTCTTGTCTTTTGACACTAATGTTTGATTGGGAATTACGAACAGCCAGAAGTCGTTTGTAGACTGCTTTGTATATGAGTCTAATGCTCGTTCCTCGCTAATATCAACACCTATCCTAACATCTGCCATCGGGCTAATTTTGGCCGTGGTTGTAAAATCGGCAATGTCGCGAACTGTAACAGTGAACGTTTTGGTCGTTGGCACGGCTGCAACGGTGAACAGCCCATTATAGCGCATTATGTTGTACTCATGCAACACTGGCGAACCGGTAGCGGGGCTGGCTGTTGCATCGTCAACCGTAAAATCAAACTCACGCCTGTTGTATATCTCTACAATATCATGCGTCCCGTTGTATCCAGACTCATTTGCCCCGCTGATTGTTACAGTCTCATTGTATGGATAGGTCAGGTCGTTTTGATATGTTGACGTTGCGCTTGCTGTTCCGTTTGACTGTGTAATTGTCAATGGGTTGCCAAAAACAACGTCCTTAATGGTCACTTCATCGCCAACTTCAAGACCATGATCTGCAACAGTCGTAATAGTTGCAACTGTCCCTGAAACTGAGTAGGTAACATCTGTCCATGTGTTAAAATAATTCAATTCTAATGGCAGAAACTGTCGTAAATGTTGTTCAACTTCAACTAATCTCATTTATTCAGGTTCCTAGCCATGTTCGTTTCCATCATTGTTTCAAATTCTGGTTCGACGGCCCTATGCGCTTTTGTTAAGAATGGCCGTGGTGCAATCTTTTTCCATGATGATTGTTTGTCGGGGTGATTTGTTTGTTGTAAATATACAGCGTATGGCGCATCTGCACCAAATTTCATGGTTGTTGTGTTCTCAATTGTTGCAGTAATGCCACGCCTCAGCCGCCCAGTCATGTTGGCAGGATATTCACCTGGAGCAGACGCTTGGTGTCTTTTCCCAAATCTGATATATATATTACCTGTTTTCGGTGGGTTCTTAATGCCGTCCATAGCCGTCTTTTTAAGCTTCCCGCCTATCTCTCTTAACCCTGCACGGATACCGCTTCGAACCAGCCTGTATTGACGATTAAATGGGTTTTTTGCTGCCATTGATTAAGCCCATGCCGATTGTTTGGTTGTGGTGCCTGTTTCGACACAAGTCACGCGTAAAAAAATGTCTTCTCTGTTAATGTTCTCGATGTTGATTATGCGGGTGTAACGGTCGCCAATTTTGAATAAATAACCTTCCTCAATGTCTACAATGTTATATATGTATATAGTATCTGTTGACGGGCCTCTATTGGTGTTTACGCCGTCAAATGTTTCGATGCCTGCCTTTGTGTCAACCCTAGCCCACATGTCAACCGTGTCCGACAAATCCATTGTATATGATACGTCATCAGGGTCGATTTTGCGCTTGATTAATGTTACATATTTGTCCATTTCGCCAACGCAAATGAGGCTAGGCTTTTTAGATATACGATTGCAGGGCATTAGTCAGTTTTCTTTTTTGCCGTTGACTTTTTCTTTTTTGGCTGATGTTGTTCTGTGATGAATTGATGGCGTATATATACATATAGCTGTGATGGTGTAAGGTCTTCTGACTTAACCAAACCACCGCTAATTCCGAGCTCAGGAATTGGTTTTAAAAC